TTTTAATTTTTATAGAACTCTCATCAAATTTTCTTTTTAATTCGTTAGGTTCTAAATTTGGACTATCAGGTAAATTTTCTATTGTATTTAAATTTTCTTCTAATTTTGTTAATGCCATAACTCTCTCTCCTTATCTTTTTATATATCCTCCTGCAAATGCTTCTATTGTTGAACTAAATATACCAAATGGTTTATCTTTTTCATCACTATAAAACTTCAAAGATAATTCATTTATCTTTTTAGCTTTAATCTTATAAACCATATATGACTTATCTGTGGTTACAAAACTAAAGTTAGCAAAATCCAAACGATTAAAACTAAAACCATTTGCTGACTTTTGAGTAACATATTGATATTCATCTGATTTATCCGTCCTTTTTGCAATCTTTATTATGCCATTTGGAATTGTCTTTATTTTTGCAATTCCTCCTCTTTTATTAGTTGTTTTTAATTGATTATTATATCCAAAATTATCCATAGGTGTTGTCCAATAAGATAAAATTATATCCCCATTATCATTTGTCCCATCTAAAACAAAAATAGAGCCATCATTAGCCCCTATATATAAATTATCATTATATTCCTTTAACAAAGTTGGATTTATTTTAGATATGTCCCAATAAAACCACTCATATTCAAAACTATTTAAACTGGCATATTTTTGCCTACTATCTGCCAAATATATCTTTCCATTTGTAAGTACAAACAAATAACCTTGATATTCAACCATCATTGAATTTTTATAATTATTTTCATTTGTCATTTTAACATCAACCATAGTACTTCTATGTGCAATTACTTGTTTACTATCTATCTTCTCAATTGATACCCCCTCTAAGCCATATCTACTTAAATAAACTATATCATCTTGAAAATTAGAACTCTCCACATAACATCCTATACTTACATTTCCTTGTTTTGCTGGATAGATTTTCCCATGTTCCAAATCTAATGTAGGCTCATGGTAGAATACATTCGCATTGTTTTGGTCTGCATTTTTAAATATCCATAATATATTATTTCCAACTGTCATTCCAGTTATAAGAGAATCACTTGAACCATCTTCATAATAATTCAAATCACTTATGTATGTTGGATTATTTAATTCAGAATGAAATATTGCATTTGGGTATTCCGGATTTCCTGTAAAAAATAATCTATTATCAAATAATAATGCTTTTGTGCATTTATTAATTCTATCCTCATAGCCATCTATTGTCTTTGCAAAAGTAATAAATACATTATCTTCACCACTTAAATTAGGTTTACTAGGTGCCGTATTAAATGTCACTTTTCCACTTGCTCTATCTACTGTAAAATCAGTCTTTTCTGTCTTATTTGAGCCATTTATTATTGCTGTTACAGTTGTCGCATCTATGTTTTGCGCATCCAAATAATAATCCTTCGATGTTCCATCTCCAACAAAACTATTTATTCTCTTTGGTTGTAGCAAATTAACATCTTGTAATGTTTCTCCTCCACCATTTCCTCCTGCTTTTCTTCCTATTGTAGTAGTGGGAATAAATGCATTCTCTTTTGCCTTCTTTAAATTTGTACCATCATAAACTAAATAATTTTTACCATCATTTATGTATAATTTATCATTAATTTTATTAAAATAACTTCTTTGATTATTCATTTCTGTATAAATTGTCATTAAATCACTTTCTGTAGGTTCACTTGGAAAATTTGCCCATATATACAATGATGTACCACTATGCACTATAGCTTTTGTCAAACTATAAATATATATTCCATTTATCTTACTATTCCCTACTTTTGCTATTTGCCTATATCCTGGTCTAGTTTCAATACAAGTTCCTTGATTATCTCTATAATTTTTCCAAACATTTAATGCATCAGGGCTTCTCCTTATATCAATCAAACTTGGTTCATCTAAAAAATCTACACCTGTAAAATCTGCATATGTTCTTTTTATTCCTGTAGCCATGTCTTACCTCCTAAATATCAACCTCTGGTTCTTTTAAAATAACTGTTGGTATATTTTTCCTTGTATCCAATATTTGTAACTTTCTTTGATATTCAGTAGCAAACGCTGTATAATCCGAACTAGGGTCAGTTTTCAAAATATCATCTGCTACCTTATAAGGCAATATTCCTTGTGCATCTTCATCAATTTCAAGATAAAAATCATCTGTTGTTTCTTCATTTATTTCTTGTGGATATCTATAATATTCTAAAACTGTATTTCCTTTTGAATTATCATTTATATAAATTTTATTTTGAACTGTATAATAATCTGCATTGCTAGGCTTATTATCCTCATCCAATACCATTATATTTTTAATTTGATATAAATCTGATGGCAAACTATATGATGTATATCTATCACTCTTTTGTTCATCAGATATTTCTGAATATGTTTTTGTTGCTATTATCTTTTTAGTCATTGCTAGCTCTTTATAAGCTAAATTATAAAGAAATGGTAATCTCAATGCTATATCTTCATCTTCCGTTTTATTATTCATATTAGGCGAATACTCTTCAATTAAAGCCAATGTTATTTTTTTATTCTCTCCGTATGTCATTTAAAACCTCCAAGTCTGTCAGAGTCGAACTGACTTATTCCATATACTTGATATTTTAAAAGAGGGGTATTATCCCCCTCTAAAATTATGGTAATTCTACAGCTTGAACTGTTATATCATTTGATTCACCTTTGATTATTACTTTACCTGCATTTTCTCCTGATACATTTTCAAATTTTCCACTCTCAACAACAATACCATATGTTTTACCTGCAGGAACAGAAATTTCCAAGTCCTCTGTACCTTGTAAAGCATTACCTTTTAAGATTGTTGCTTTCTTATCATCACTAGCATGAGCATTTGTTATCATAAGTAATATTCTACCATCTGATTTGTTTGTGTAATTTACACTTGCTCCATCAGTTCCATCTACTGCAACTGCAGTTTCAATTTCTTTTGCTTCATTTCTAATTAATTCTGTATTTTTAACTTCTGTCATAGCCATTTTTTATCATTCCCTTCTTTAAATATTTTTATTGATGACATCTTAATACTGCACATTCTTTTGGTCTTATCATTTTTCCACCATATGTATTCAAACCTTTAATAGCTTCTGAGAAGTCACTTTCTGGTTCATATGGTTTTAATTTATCTATTCCATTGCAATATGCAAATGCTTTTGATGTTTTAACAATTATATAATCATCTGTTCCATCATTATAAGCATTATTTGTCATTTTAACATTAGCATTATTGTAGAATCCTAAAACACCTTTTTTGATTAATTCATCATTATTTGTTTTTAATTCTACTAGCTTATTTTGGAATAAATTATAAAACCAAGGTGTTAAGTACATTGTAACTTTGTCTTTTGTACTTACTCCTTGGTTCCATAATTGTACGAATATTTTATCAATTTCTGCTTTTGCTTCATCAGAAGTTGATATTTTTGTTGATGCAGATTTATATCCTGCTTCTTTAGCCATTTTTGTTGCACAGAATATATCTTCTTGTTCTGCTAATGCTCTTGTTGTTTCTTCTTGTAAAGCTTCCATGATACCTTCTTGTGCTTGTGCTTTATCAATATTATCTATTCCATAATTGAAATATTTATATTGGTCTATATCAATATATGTAGAACTATCTGCTACTCTTTCTGGTTTATCAATACCATTTCCATTTGGTTTATAATCTTTTATAGTTGGTCTACCAACATTTAAGATTTTTACTCTTTTTCCTTGACCTGCTTCATTTTCAAATTTGTAATCACAGTCTTGTTTATAAACTGTAAATTTTGGTAATTCGTGTTCAATGTATTTTGACCACACAACTGGTTTAAAATTTGCATAACTCATTTTTATATCTCTCCTTTATTTTTTATTTGCCCCATTTTTTCATTGAAGCCATTACGTTTTTGAATACTGTTGGATTATCCAAATCCTTTGATGTTAACTTGTCCACTTCTTCTGAAGTATAATAAGTTTTGACTTTTGACTCTCCAACACTTGATTTAATACTTCCAGTACTTGCTGGTTTTGTTACCTCTTTATGATTAAGTTTTGAATACAAATCATAAATCTCTGAAATAGGCATATTTGAATTGAACTTACTTGCAAAATCTTTAAATGATTTATCATCAATAATGTTCTCATCTGCACCTTTTTCTTTTAATTCCTTTGCCTGTAGCTCTTTAGTCAAATATCTACCTAATTGCATAAACTCTGCATTTTCTCTTTCTGTTATCTTTCCTTGTTGTATTTTTTTATTTAATTCATTTGCTCTATTTTGAATTTCATCAAAATCAGCTGAATCAATTAAATCTTGAGCATCAAATTCTCCTAATCTTTGAGTATCTCGTTTATTAGAAGCTGACTCAAATTGTGGAATATCAACACCCTGTTCCTTATAGAAACTATTGATTTTTTCTAGCACATTATCATCTTCGTTAAGTTCTAAACCTTTTCTAAGTGTGCTTTTTAGTTGTCTTAATTCCTCAAGTTCATTATCTTTTTCAGCAAGTTCCCTTTTATACTTTCTTTCAACTCTTCCCACTCTTGATTTAACTGCATTATCAATATCTTCTTGTGTTAATTGTTTTTCATTTTGGGCCTCTTGCTCTTCTTGAGCCTTATCAACAACTTTCTCTTCAATATTTTCTACTTCCATATCTTCATTATCTGTTGGCATATGTAACCTCCCATTTAAAGTCCGTCGACTATAGATTCCTAAATGCTTTTTATGTCTTCATCAGTTTTGGACAATAAAAAAAGAGCCTATTTGCTCTGATTAACTTGATTATTTAATTGTTGATTATCAACCATATTTATTTCTTCAGGAGTTACTCCTGTTTGCTCTTTATTTTGGTTTTCTTGTTGTATCATTACTTGTTCCATTGCACCATTTAAAGCATTTCCTTGTTTTTCTATTTCTGTAATAATTCTATTTTTTTCTTCTCTAGTCTTTAATATTTCCTTTAATTTAGATTTTGGCATTGCTGAATCTTCTGGTAAAGCATTGACATATTCTTCAAATGAAATTTGTCCAGCACCTAGCAAATTCTCTAGGCTTTGTTCAAGTGCATATTTATCAAGTGGTGATTTAGGTGTTATATCTATTTTTATGTCTAATTCCAACTTTTCTAAATCTTCATAACTCAACATATATTGAGTATCAAATGTAGTATCATTAGCATAATCCTTTTCTTCTTTTGTTAATTTAATTCCATTAACACTATATGCCTTTAACATTTCAAACCATATCTTTGCTATATCTTCTATAAAAACTTTATAAGCTTTTACTTGTGAATTAATAGGCTGTTGGCTTGCTTGTTGTACAGCTAATATTGCCTTACCACTTGTTTGAGTAGGATCTACATTACCTGTTACATTATCTCCTGCACCTGCTAAATTTTGTGTAACATCTATTAATTCTTTCTGTAAATTGTAAGCATCTGTGCTCATTTGAGCAGGTTTTAAATAATTGACAACTTTATTTACATCATCTGCATTTAGCTCATTTAATTCTATTGTTGTTCCAACATTATTCAATGCTTTTGTGTTTCTTATGTATTTCGTATTAGCAACTAATTTTGGAAATGCTCCTAATTTGACTGCTAAGGCTCTTCTTGTAGCAGTCTTATTTATTTCTATTTGGTTTGGAATAATATACTCAACTTCGCCTTGTCCTCTTGCACTTCCTTTTACTCTTGTCCATAAATAGTGTGCAACTGGATATAACTTTATTTTTAAATCTGTATCCTTTGTTATTGTTGCAAGTCTAGTGCATTTTTTCATCCAAACTGTTCCATTTTTCTTATATAGTTTAAGTAAAACTAAGCACATTGGACTTATTTCATCAGTTCTTTTATCTTTTCCTGACTGTTCATGATATTCCTCATCACTTACTATTTTTTGTATTTCTTCTTCAGGTATTCCATCCGCTTTTGCTTCTGCTTTAACTTCGTCAACAGTTCGCCTAAATGAAATAATAATATAAGGTTGTGTTTGTATATTGTCATCATTTTCATTACCATAATAGATATTTGTTTTATCTACTTGTTCTGGCACTATATTCTCATTATCTTCATAAAAATAGATAATACCTTCTGAGTCTATACAAGCATCATCTACACAATTTTCAACTATTCTATCAACCTGGTTCTTTTCCCAAACTCTATTAGCAAATCTATTTAAACTATCACATAAGTCTTGTAATGTTTTTCTTTCTTCTTCTGTCTCATATGTTTCTGAGTTAAAATATATTTGGTATAAATTATTTTTTACTACACCAACTTTATACTTAACAATAGACTGAATAATATTAAGTGTTATAGGCTGTATTCCACCTAATTTAGCATTTTCCCATTGATTACCTAAATAGAATTTAAAGTTCTTGTCTGATTTACTATATAGATTTTGTCTATAATTATAATCCACACCTCTTTGATACTCATTCCATACATCTGTCATCATTTCTTCATTTTCCATATACTATATATCCTCCTGACTTTCTGATGTTCCATCAAAGTTGTCTAAATTCTTTAACGCCTTATTTAATTCGCTTTCCGCTTCTTTTTGTTCTTTTTCTTCTTTTTCTTCTATAATTGTCTTTATTGGATGTTTTACTTTTTCTGGAATGCTTGGCAATTCTAATGTTTTTCCAATTTTAAAACCAAAATAAAAGCCTGTTATCAAACAGACTACTGGCAATATTGTATATATCAAATTAATCATTGTTCTTTCTCCTTCTAGCGGATTTCTTTTTTGTTTTATCATTGCTTATTTGTTCTACTTTGTTTTTTCTTTCTTTTAATTTTGCTCTTAATACAGATTTTTTCATTACTTTACCTCCTAAAATACATCTATTGGACTTCCATAATCTTCTTCTATATAATCATCATCCTGTCCAAATTCTTTGAATATGTTGTCATCCAATTGTTCATTTTCTGTTTTTATTTTTTTCATAGCCTGTTGTGGTCTTATATAATAAGCTATAGCTAAGGCCATAACCAAATCGTCATGATAACCATCTTCCGCTTCTGCTCTACCATTTTTGTTCACTATAAATGTAAGCATTTCTCTTAATGTATCTATATCAACTATTTTATCTATTTCATCTTTTACTATTTCTTGTAAATTTCCAAGTATCAATGGTCTAGTAATTGATGTTGTTTTAAATCCAAATGATTTCTCATGTTTACTTGAATAAGTATCCTCTTTCTTTCTAACAAAAATATTAGGATAATTTAATTCTACTAACTTTTGTATTGGATATGTGCTAAAATTACTTTCAGGTCCTAACAAAGCTTTATTATAAAACATTCCCAAACAATACATTTGTTTTGCATATTCTATTTCATCATATTGTTGTTTTAATACTGCAACTTGTTCTCCTGTAATATTATTGATTACATGTGCTGTAAAATAATCTGAACCTTCTCCTGCCGTATCTCCTCCGTATTACGTAAGGTACATTATTTTCGGGATATTTATATATCTTTATACTTCCATTTTCTTCTTTATTGAATTTTCTACCTCTTATTCTTATTCCATCATAGAAACAAGAAAAAGAACCCTGCATAATTGGATTCTTATCTTTTAATTCATTTATTCTATTTATTATATTTTGTTTATTAAAATAACATTTTCCAGTTGAAAGGAATGCCTCTTCTGGGCTTATTGGATATTCTTGTTTGAATTTATCAATATCACCACCACAATTGTTTTTTATACACCATCTTCTCCACTCTAATTGTTCTAAAGAAACATTATACATTTTTTGTAGTTCTATTTCTTCTTGCGTTAATTGAAATCCAGTGTATTCCATTTTGTATTCTTCTAATTCATTCCAACCAACAAACAATGGATAGAAATCATTTTCTCCTGCTACAGCCTTGTCCCATAGTTCTTTAAAGTAATCATAACCATTTGCTGTTGACTCAATTATTATCATAGAATCAGTTGTATTAGGAACTGCTTGTAATAATCCTAGCAGTGTGTCTTCTTTATTTCCTTCCCAGAAAGCTAATTCTGATAAATGTAATGCCGTAAATGTATCTGAACGTCCTATCCCTTTTCCACCTGCTGTCATACATTTTATTTTACTATCTAGACCTGTTCCATGTTCATTATTAAAAACTAACTCTTTCGCATTAGATTTTTTCTGTTCTGGCTTAATTGAGTCAGGTAAATTTTCTAACATTCTTTTACTCATATTAAATAAGTTCGATGTACTATCTTCTTTATGTGCAACTATACCTGCATTGTAATTATGTTTTGTAACAACATTTTTAAATATAATTGACTCTGTTTCTGTACTAAATCCCATTTGTCTAGCTTTTAATATTATAATTCTAATAGGTTTCTTTTCTTCATGTAATTTCTTTATAACATTATAATATTTCATTTGAGGTTCATTTAATTTTAAAGGAATTATATTATTATTCTTGTCTCTTATTTTTATATAGTTTTCAATATACTCTTTTGTATTAATACTCATTGCCTTCAACTCTTTTTATATAATCTTCATAAGAAGTATCTACATTTATATTTTCTTGTTTGTCTTTCCAACCAAAGTTGTTTTTTAAATTAAAGATTATTCCTGTTGTTCCGCTGTCTGTTATTAGATGTTTTTCTAAATAATTTTCTACTCTTAACTTCGCCTTTTTTATTGTGTCGGAAAATTCTTCTTTTTTAGCATATTCGCACAATGTGTCTCTACAAATATCAAGAGCTATACATAGTCCTGTTATTGTATACGGTTCACTCTTATTATCACATTCTTTAAAATATTTATCTATTTTTTCTTGTAGTTCTTTTTTTTCTGTTATTTTATTTGGTCTTCCTCCTGGCATTTGTTTTCACATCCTTTCTTGGTCTATATCTAAAACAATAATCATAGTACCTGCATTGTTCACATTTTCTTTTCATGCAATTTGCATAGTTAATCTTGTCGCTCATAATATACACACTTTGTACATACTATATCATTGTTTTTGAATACTCTTATTTCACAGTCAAATTTATCTTTGTTTTTACATTTTGAGCAATGCTCTTTCTTATACTTTTCTATTCTTTCTTGATTAGTCATATGTACATCTCCTTTTTATTTTATTTTTCGACAAAAATCGACATTATTTTTATTTTTGATTTGTTATAATTTTCTTTGAGCCTGAACATCCCGGAAAGGTGGTGGTATTATGTCAAAAGAAGAAATCGCTTTACAGCTTACTTTAAAATCAATTGATAGAATAGGATTTGTTGCCCATTCTTCAACACTAAAAAAAGACAATTTAGATTTATCTAACCAAGTTGTAGACTTTTATAACAATATCTATAATAAATTAGATTTAGGCAAAACAACTGTTGTGTAAAGAACTTATAAAATAGCTATATAACACATAGTTTTAACATTACATACAATTTGTTCAGGCTCAATTTTATTTATAAACTCTATGCAAGATACACCGGGCTTATCAAGTTAATTACTCTTGACTCTTTTGACAGACATGAGGAAATTCTATAACACTGTCAATTTATTATAGTACAACCTTTGCCCCATTTTTCTTTTTGTATATCCTGCATACAATTTATAAACACTACGAAATATGCAAGTTATATATAATTGCACTCTAGAACTGAACGGCTACTATTTGCCATTCTGCTATATATGTTTACATACTTCGTACTATTTACATATTGACTTATTTGCTTTTTGTGTTATAATAGTTACACAATATGTCCTTGTAGCTCAGCTGGACAGAGCAACTCTTTTGCGAAGAGTTAGGTCGGGGGTTCGAATCCCCTCTTGGAATTTTTACCAGTTTGTCTGGTATTTTTTATTTTACATTAA